GGTGGTGGTAAGGAGGAGACCCTTACTCCGCAGGATAAGTTGGTTCATCATTGCGGGGTTGCCAATATTCTTCTTGGATCGGAGAAAGACTGTTGGCTTTAGAGCCTCAACTACATTGAAAATTTCATCATCAGTGGAGCCATTATCACCGATGAGGAGTTCGTAATCGGCATAGTCTCGCTTGTCCATAGCATCGTATACACACCTTTTGAAAAGCTCGGTGCGCTTGGTGCCTTTCGGGCTGAGGGTTACGATAATCCAGCTGATTTTCATAACGGAGAGACCCTTTCATCATATGCCAGGGCTTCACGCACCCGGCTGGTTACTTCCTTGATTGATGTGCTAGCGCGGACAACACCGCTGGCACGGGTTCCTGCCTTTACGAAGGAGTTGTGCTCAAGCAGAGTTCCAGGTCCTATGACTGCTCCTGCTCCAATCCTCACCCCATCCATGATACGAGGAGGGGTAATACGAGCTACGTAGTCTCGACAGTGGGCTATCTTCTTGGTGTTCATAGTCACGACGCATGGGCCAAAGAAGCAATAGTTACCCACGCGGAGTCCCATTGTTAGATGGCATTGGGGCTCAATGGTTGTTAGCTCGCCGATTACTACATCGCCCTCACTCACACAAAGGTGGCTGACGATTGAGTTTGCACCGATGATAGTGTTGGGACGGAAGACCACGTTGTGACCTATGATACAATTATCTCCAATCTCACAGCCTTCTTCTAGGACTACATTAAATTCCAGTCGAACATTCTTCCCTATTTTTACACTTGAGTGAATTCGATCCAGTAGTAGGTTCCGGTAATTCATGTTCAACTCCGTTCAAAATTTGATTATAAGTTCGCTCCCATTTAGCCACGTTGGTTTCGATGGAGTAATTTCGTAAGGCATCCTGCCTAGCGTTGAATACTAGCCGATCTTGCCAGTGGGGTTGCTTCAGTTTTTCGATACAACTAATCCACTGATCAGGATCATTCTTATGAGCAAGCATACCGTTCTCGCCATCGACTATATCTTCATTGTAGGCGTCAATGTCAGTAGCTACGGTAGGTATGCCAATGGCAGTATACTCTAGCCAATGGATGTTTGACTTGGCTCGGTTCAGCTCGTTGTACTTAAGTGGTGCGACCCCTATACCTCTCGCCACTTGATATGCTTTAGGCAGATACTGATCTAAGGTGGTTGGAGGAACTTGTGCAGTAACATAAGGCTCCAGTTCCGTAGGTATCTTGCCCATGGTTACGATGCGTTGCTGCCTGAGCCAGCTTTTAGGGAGACGTGCAAGTATCTGCAGGTCATGAACGTGGGTATCTCCACCAAACCAGAAGATTAGGTCTGAGTGAGACTGACATCTCGGGGGCATGCAGTAAGCTGCTTCGGGAAAAGAGTTAGGTAGGACGACTACCTCATTGTACTCGGAGTACTTTTTCGCCAGGTAGTTAGTACTGACAGTAAGGATGTCAGCAGCTTCAGCCATCATAATGACGTATTTCTTGTTGCCTTTGCTTGTCTTGTAAGCAGGATTGGACAAAGGAACATTGAGCATATCATCGTCTAAGTCTAGGACGGTTTTAGCTCCAACGAACTTAGCCTGCTGCATTAGGCTCCAGCCTACTTGGTCACACATTCGTTGGAAGACAACTATATCAGTACCAGGACAAACTTCCTCCCTATGCTCAGCATACACTACTTCATGTCCAAGCCGGATGAGTTCGTTGCCTGGATAAAAGGAGCGCCATAATGCGCAGCCGTTTCTAGCTCCGTTCAGATAGACTATTTTCATATCTCCACTTCTCCCAGAACTTCATTAATTCTTTCCAACTCATAGCTATAGGAACATCCAATTCGCATGCTAGCTCAATCTCTTTTGCTGTACCTTCACTACATTTACGTAGTTCATGGCAGAATACTACGTCAGAAACTTCTAGGTAGGCTAGGCTATTTTCCCTATAGTCTTCAATGCTGAGGCAATTCTGGCTCTGGCAGAGGACTAACTGAAAATCCAGCCAGGGGATGTATGGAGCCATACCCATCCATAGAAGGGTGTGTCCTACTCGTATTCCCTCCTTGATATTCTCCAATACTTCCAACCCCCGCGTTCCAGTTACATAAGGGCCGGCCACATAGACTCGCATCCGTCTCATTCTTCCTCCTTCACTGCTTTAGGGTATGAGGTGAAGGGCATGCTGGCACTTTGCAGGCGGGCAGCGAAGCTAGCTTTGTAAGTTTCACTTAGCTCGTACCCGAAGGCTTGCATTCCTACGTTGTGTGCAGCCAGGATGCCATTACCTGAGCCAAGGAAAGGAATGCAGATTATGTCAGTAGGTGAAGCAAAGGTTTGGTAGATATCCATCATCAACTCAATAGGCCGCTCCGTGGGGTGAGTCTTGAATTGTGGAGGAACCTTTTTGAAATGAAAGACATTGCTCCGACCTTGCTTCTTAATCGTTCCCGTGTCCTTGGTATAGTACATGAAAACTTCGAAGTTAGAACCGAGGATGCGTTGCGGAGTATGGGTTTGTCCAGCTCCATCCTTCACCCAGATGGCTGGTATAGGCCGACCCTTGAAGCCTAGTTCTGCAAGTAATTCAGCTATTGCTTGATGCCACGGATCCATACCGTACCACAGGATAAGCCATCCCTTACTCTTCAAAATTCGGTGACAGCGTTGAAGAATACCTGATATGAAGTCTAGGTATTCGTCCTGATGTACTTCATTATACGAGCGGAATTTCATATCTTTGGTTCCCACCCGTTTGTTATCTTTCAGGTCAATACCGTAAGGCGGATCGATCTCCACTAGGTCAACGCTAGACTCAGGGATTTGGTCGAGACCGACAGCAGCATCACAGATAATAAAGTTGTCTAATAGTTTCTTGAGCATAACGTCACGAGAACTAGTGGCTTTTTGCTGCTCGACTTGCTGTAGTAATTTATGATTTACTGCAGCATCTTTCAGAGAACGTAGCATCTTTGCAGCTTCAGCCTTATTCTTGCAGCTCTTGAGTGGAGGTATCATCTCACAGGCGTTGGCCAGCTGGATGTCCATTGAGGTAGAGGACTGACTCTCACCCAAAAGTCTAGAGGTATCGGCCATACTGTGACCTGTAGAGTGGGGAGAGGTAGTCTTTTTACCATGCTTGGCTTTCATCAGCTCGTCGATTTGCTTCTTGAGTTCTATTTCTTCTTGCCACTCCAGCCCTTTACGGTGGAAGTTCTCAGCCAGCTCGAGAGTACGCAGATCGAGTTCATCAAGTTCACCAAACACTCTAACTGGAATCTCGGTGTAGCCAGCTGCCTTGATCGCAGCAAATCTACGTCCACCAGCAATCAATACAAGGCTCTCGCCCCGACGAGTAACCGCAATAGGCTGAATAAGCCCATCCTTCTTGATTGAATCGGAAAGTCCTGAGACATCACCCATCTCCTTTCTGAAGCGGTCTCCCACTTCAATCCTTGATATATCCACATGAATGAATTCCGCGTCAAGCCTTGACATCTTTGCCTCCTTGCAGCATGGTTAGTAACTTTTGTAGCTCCGCCTTGGTGAATCCGTTCTGGAGCTTATTAGATGTAGCCCGTGCCTTAGCTACCTTTTCCTTAACGATCTTAGGAGCAGACCTCGTCGGGGTGTAAGTCCGGCGAAGTCTGCGTATTTCCATGACCAGATCATACTGCTGCTGACTAGTCAAGGCTAGAAAGGGAGTTCTTAAGTTCTCTAAAGTTGCCACATTTCCCTCCTGTGATATATATGACGCAAGCGTCAGTGAAAAGAATAGTGGGCTTGCCTTCCCTTAAGAACACCCACTCCATCTCTCCATCTTTGTTCTCTTGCTGTTGAGCGCCAAGCACGCCGTGATACTTCATAGCTGCTTCTAAGAGGCAAATAGGTATTACAACGGTCGGGTTAGTTTTCACAACTGGTTTCTCCTTCAGTCCCATTATCATGCTTGTCAGTGGGAAGCAAATTAGGTACAGTAGCAGCAGGATTAGCAGCATTCCTATACGCATCACATATCCTCAACTTTCTTGAGAGGATAGCTCCAATAGCCATACCCCCTCCGGCTGTGAGCAAGGCTATGAGGTCATCTATAATGACTTCGAAAAGTCCTCGCCGCATTCCCCAGGGTATGAGGTTGAGTAGATCACGTTCCTGATCTTGGCGTATATCAACTAACAATCTTGGTGGGGCTTTTTGTTCCATCTAAAATCTCCTTTAATAAGCCCCTATCCTAACACCTTATATCCTTGTAAATATAAGAGGGAGCTCCGGCTAGACCCCCCATCAGTATTCAGATAACTATTTGTTGTTAATGAAATACCGAAGCTCCCTCTCGCACAGTCATGTGCTACACTATGATCAAAATTTCATCACGCAGGAGCGAGCCATTTCTTGATCTCATTCTTAGTACCATACTGCTCATCGTCTTTCTCTGCGAGAATGGCCCACGCCTGAAGACCTTTCCAGTCCTCGAGATTCTGGCCGATGCTGAAGTCGATGTTGAAGCACTCAGCAAATCGCTTCAGAGAGAGCTTGCGATTGTTGTCCTTCTTGGCATCCTGTCCCTGAGGGAAGAACAAGCCGGTGTAGATGTCCTTGGTAAAGGGCTCGTCAGGAATATCCAAGCGGACTTGCACCCAGTTTTCACCTGCCTTAGATTTCTTCATCTCCGCGCTGACGATCCGCACAATGACTTCAGAACCGTCTGGTTTCGTAGTGAGTTCCTGGGCATCGTCCAGATTGAGTCCGTCCATGAAAGAACCTACGCTCTCGCTATTACCGTTTGTGAATTCGTCCATTGTTTGTCTCCTTATGGGATATAAGTGTTAAGTGAAAATTTGTTGATAGTTCAATTCCTTTAGCCTTGTGGTTCACCTCCTTCCACTTTGATCTCGAGGGGTGGTAGATCGTGGTAGTCATAGCCAGCTTTCTCCAGGAGATACTTAATGTCTGGCTTCTCTCTGAGGTCGAAACGCCCCTCACGCCCCAACCTAGTACGTGCATCATACATGGAGGTCTTGCGAGTGATCAAGTGCCACTCAGTGCCTTTACTACTTTCCACTGCATCTGCGTAGTAGACTTCATCGAAGAGCAGTGGGATGCGGCCTTTGAGCTTGCCCGTAATCATAGGCGCAGCAAAGGTCTTCCCAGTAACATCATCCTTCATGACGTCGGGATGAGCAGTGAGGATACAGTCGCAGGGAAGATCGAGCATTTCATGCAGGAAGTTCTCCACGAGTACCATTTGAGGATACCAGTCTTGCTGAAAAGGAGTGGTACCAGCTCGTTTATCCTTAGCCATTACCCAGTTGAGGGCTGTCTGAGCCATGGTGGTCAGGCTATCGAGTCCAAAGGTACCAACCATTGAGAAGAATCCACTTGTCTTAAGCTCATGGAAGACCTTGTCGAATAGTGCCCAAGCTTTAGGATGCCAAGGATCCTCGCTTTCAAATCTGGAATCGACCAGGAAAGTACGTCCATCTATTTCATCTATCAAGGTTTTGTATCCACCTGGATCGAATGAGCAAATAAAGACAGGCCGACGAGCTGTCTTAAAGATACGAGTCTTCCCTGTACCAGTTCGTCCGTACTCTAAAAGCTTGAAGCGTTGAGTTTTGGCTGATTCTTTATGAGCATTGTAAGCTATCTGAGCAAGGCTCAGTGCTCGAGAATTACTTGATTGTGGTTTGCTTGGTTCTGTCATGAGTTCACCTCCACAAAGTTGGCTGCTTCCTTCGCATGGTCGAGAGGATTCCAGCGGTTAATAGTCCATCCTACAGGCGGTTCATCCACCCGAAGGAGTGGATTAGACCATGAAGTACAGAAGGCATGATAACCACAGGTACCGTAGTGGGAGCAAGAGGTAGTACGGCGCCGGAAGCAATCCATAACTGGATGATTCTCGTTATAGGACATCAGTAGATCAGTTTGGAACTTGATCTCTCTGATAGTAGCTTGTGTCTCCAGCAGCCATTCCTCCATCATCGGGAGCGTCTTACGTACCAGTACCCTACGAAAGGGTGTTTCGTCCACGCTCTTAAAATTCTTGTTCGCGTCCCCTTTGCGGAAGAAAGTACCATTGATAACTGCACCCCATACCTGATCCTTCGGATAGAGACAGTATAGGACGTTGATGTATGTCGTAATCCCAATATCCAGTATCCATCCATCTGCCCAAGCTTTACTATCCATACTCCCCGTCTTGTGATCCATCGTAAAGTAGCCACGACTGTCCTCCAAAATAGAATCAAGACGGAAGTAGAGCTTGTCTCCCTGAGGCAACTCTATGGAGCCGCCCGTCTCAGTATAGTGGACTACGAAATCCTCACTCCCATAACGTGCCGCGTACCAAACGAGCAAGTTGCGTGCGTTATCAGGGGTTTTAGGGAAGTTAATCGCGTCCATATCCAGCCCGAAAGATTCTCGGTAATAGGAGTTCATTCTATTGTAGCCTTTCATAATTGCATCTGGACTACAATGCCCCTTAAGCATTTCTTCCATCGCTCGGTGCCAAGCCTCACCAAAGACCAGATGAAGGTTTGGAGTCTCAGGAACCCATCCGAGCATGTATTTATAGAAGTATTTCCGTGGGCATTCTTCGAACTCCTTGAGCTTTGATGAGTCGTAGATGTCCCACGATGGGTCATAAAGTTCTTTTGGATTCATTTCTTCATAGCCTCCTCAGTAGCTTAAGTTGGGTATCTGGACTTTGGTAGTAGGCTTGCTACTGCACAGCTTGTTCTCGTCCAGTTTGTGGTCTCCGCACCAGTCACTTTCATAAACCGCCGGCCAACCACTCATCGTGGGAGCATGTCTCCTACAGCGACCCAGCTCAGTCTTCTTTCCGTTCTCGTCCAATTTTTGAACGGAGTACATACAGGTTCCGCAACGCATCCCCGCTGATCGATGTTTCCAATTGTCTTCACAGTTTCCATTCATTCCACAAGTCCTTTCTCCCTCAAGATGTTTTCCATTTCGATAATAGTTGAGTCGAGATACCGAGGTACTCCCCACTCAATCTTGCGGGGATCCATCCTTGTCTTGTAAGCTCGAGGGTAAAGCTCAATCGTGACGGGTCCCTTAGCATAGCCTTTTTCACTTAGGTTGTAGTCAACAACACAGAGGACTGGGAGACCTAACTTCTTGAAATGTTCCTCGACATAATCCTCCATGTAGGTCTTAGCTTCGAGCAAGTCTCGATAGCGCAGATGACCTATGGCCAATTCAAGATCGATTTCTTCACTCATAGAAGAACTTTCCTTTCTACATACTTGTCCTCTTTATATATGAGGAGATTCAGACGTTTGTGTTTGACGGCAAAGAGAGCAGCAGCTACGGCGCAGCTCACGCTGAGACTTGTAAGAAGGATATAGTCGTCTGGCCCTGACCGTTCGATATAGTGCTTGAATTGACGCACGATGTTTGAGACACCAAAGCGACTCAAGCGGCCAGAACTCATATAGACCAACCTCCCAAAGCGTTCAGCATCTGAATAGTCATGCCCCCCTTTGTTCGTCACCAGAACCATTGGGCGTCCCTTCACCTGATCCACCTCCTTTCTTCACGCCTACCCTTTCTCCAGCAAAGTTAACACCAGGAAAAAGACGCACGTTGTTGGATTTTATAACAGTTGCTTCGTTAGGGTTTGGCTCCTCAGCTACTTCCTTCACTTCTTGTGGGAAGGCAACGATAGCAAATTTCATACCTACACAGGTTTCGAACTTCCGATTTGCTAACTTGCAGATTTCTTCGATCAAGCCATGAGGAGTCATTCGCATCTCACTGGATGCATCCTTAATGACCACCTCAGGCTTGACTCTAGTGAAGTAATCTGGAGGAAGGATTTCCTGTACTTCATACATCCTCATTAAGCCTTTTACACTTTTCGTTCTTCGGATCATTGTGGTACCTCGATGTCCTCTACGAGGACAGGCCAGTAATTACGAAATTTTGATAACAGTTTGGACATTAACTCACGCAATTGAGGATGGGCTGGCTTGCTAGTACGCAAGCGTAGGACATGGCGCCACTCACGCATGTTAGCTGTCATGACTATCCGCGTAGCGGTATCAGCTGGGAGGATGCCTCGAGCGTCTTCAGGCCGAAGGCCACTCCGAAGTTGGGCTGAGTAACGAGACTCTGCGTCGGACATAGCATGGTACCACATCTTCCGCTCGATGGCCTTCCAGATGAAGTATCCATGGGGGCGGACGAACTGGACGTGGCCTTCGTAGTTGCAATACCTTGTGCTTTCCTGACTGAAGGACGCCAACCGATGGCGGACTAACTCGTGGGAGATGCCGCGGTTGGTCACGAAGAGAACGGTCACTGAGCCATGCTCCAGGACAGACTCGTGCCCCTGGCGAATGCGCGCTCGGAGGAATTCTTCCTCGCCGCCTACCCTTTCAGACTTATAGCAGACTCGACCAGCTTGGGTAAGTAACTTGAGCATGCGGGGAGTACTGGCCAGAATCTTACATGACTGACTAATGACTTCCATCGTACTGGACTCCTCTCCTTTTGAGTTCTTCCTTGATTACTTTCTCTATCTGCTCATTAACGTCGATACGGTACTGGACTGCGTCAGCTCCATTGTTGTAAGTGGTTATCCCCATAGCCTTAGCCATTTGTGCCACGGCTAAGTCGTCTTGGGCTTCTTCCAGGTCCTCAAGCAATTCTTCAGTAGGAATCTGTTCTATACTCATCACTTCACCTCCTTTGGATCGAGAAGGCTGACTAGTACACCATGTCGAGGCACGGCTCGATCCTTAGTTAGGTACTGATACTCGACAAGGGCGACCTTTCCTGGGAGGGTGAAGCGCTCTTCCCACAACTTATTACGGTTCTCTCGGGTTAGGTGAGAGCCACTGCCCACACTGAAGATTTGCCCATCTTTTTCACACAAAAGAGAGCCAAGCGCTCCTTTCGGTACCCCTTCTATACTTATCTCTTCTTGGAAGCCCACCACTATGTAGTGGTCTCGTTGCTTGGGCTTGAACTTCATCATCGCAGTGCTTCGGCGCCTAACGTAAGCGGAGAGAGGATCGCGAACTATAAATCCTTCGTAGCCTTGGTACTTTGTATAGAGTAAGCCGAAGACTTCCTCCTCAGTCTCCACCTCATCATGTTCCACGAACATAACGTTAGGCATTTTGCTACAAGCCTGAGAGATCATCTTGAGGGTTTCCATCCTGGTGCGCTGAACCATCCAGTCGATCACTACATCGAATACATAGTAGTTCATCATCTCAAAGTCGTCATGCCGGTTGACCTTCCTAGATACAATGGAGTGGATGTCTGCAAAGGGCATGCCATGGTAGTACAGCTCCCCATCTAACTCCAGGTCGGCTTTGAGGCCACTCAGCTGTTCCTCGATATGAGGAACTGAGTGGATGGGGTTTTCCTCAGAGCTCAAGAGTAATGGAGGCTCACCCTTCCGTAGGATAGCGCGGCACCGCTCTCCGTCCAGTTTCGGCTGGACAATCAGAGGCCGGTTGTACTTCTTTAATCTCTTCGACTCGAAGGGGTACGCTAGCTGTATTCCCGATCTGCGTTGGTACTGCATCGGCTTCCTTCTTTTCCCTGACGGTGGCTTCGTCAGCGTCTATTAGTTCCTTGGTTACGATAGCAGCGGCTGCTGCATAGACTATTACGTCTAGTATTTCATTATACTGATCACGAAGTCTAGACATACGTGGAATTTCTTCGACCTTCTTACTTACCTGTCCAAGAGGATAGCCAATCCCGAAGATACGTGCACCACGACAGATTTGCTGCTGGTTGAAAGGCTCACGGCCATGAATTACATGGCGTAATCCTTTGCCCTGTGATGCTCGGATAAATGCGTCTCGGAAAGTGGATAGAAGAAAGAAGTAGGGATCATTCAGATCTGCTTTGATGAAAGACATGGGTTGCCTCCTGCTTGTTGAAAATTCAATTAAAGTGGACGGATGTAGCTAGCATTAAATACCGAATACCGGATCGTTCCGCGAACGAATACTCATAACTGAGGAGTAGGATAGGGAATGGATACAGATTATGGTTACTCCGTCCACTTTAGTTGAAGAGGAGGGACTCACTCTCCCTCCTCCTCGTGAGAGAATGGTGGTTATGCCGCCTGTCCAGCGAGCATCTCTTGGAGCTTCTGAATAAACGCAGCCTGCTCCTCGGGGCTTTTGTTTTTGAAGTCATCGACCACTGCGGCGTACTTGTCCTTCTGGACACCGATGGTCTGGCCGAGAACCCACTTGTCCATCTCCGCCTGGATTTCTTCCTCAGACTTGCCGGCTACGAGAAGCTTGCGCATTTGGGCCTGAGCGCTGATGCGAGCCTGAGCCTTGTACATGTTGTAGACCACCTCTTCGCCGAAGAGGTCTTTGGCCTCCTCAAGGCTTTCACCGAGATCGTACTCGATTCCTGCCTTGAGCTCCACATCCTGACCATCCCGAGAAACCACCGTCATCGCATTGATTTTTTCCTTAGCCATTTTTGGCTCCTTTCCGCTCCTCCTTGGGAGCATACTTAAGTGAATATTACCTCCGACCTCCGGAGTGTCGGGCTTTGTCAGCCCATCATGTTGACAGCATACAATATATAAAATTCATTGTCAAGTGAAGTTGTGTATTTCACCTAAAATATTTTAACACCGCTACGATTACCCAAGCTATGAGAATCATAGCAAGGAAAACCTTCAGAGCGTTATACATCTTTACCTCCATTTAGTAAGCGTTCTAGCTCCGCTACTCGGTCTTCCATGTCCGGCTCTAGGGATGGTGGCTCAATGGGTTGAGTCTTACGTTCCACTACATCAAGCACGCCGCCTTCAGCGGCCATAGCATCCTTACCCATCTCACGGACTAGAGCTCTAATGGTTGAATCTTTGCGTGCGGGCACTGATTCAAAATATCCTTGGAACTCAATCATAGCCTCGGTTGTAGTGGCAGGGCGGGTAGCTTTGCCCACCTCCACTAAGATTTGTGAGAACATCTCGATAGCACTCTTAACGAGTTCGCTACGTGTCCTCGGTGACCGACCAATAGCTCGCATGTACCTCAGGATGGTCACAAGATCCTGTAGGTCTCCCCTAAATTCCAGGGTAGCTGTGTTAATTCCCACTAATTGCCTCCTTATAAAGGATTATACGATCTTCTAGGTAGTTTAGCTCTTTCTGCGCTTCGTCTATTTCTATTCGGCGTTGCTTAGGTGAAATGCCGCAACGCATGATAGCTAGAGTACAGCGCAGGATGAAGGCTTTAAGTCCTAGAGTAGAAATATCTTCTGTCACTTGTCCTCCATACGTTTGGCTATTTTAGTCATAGCATTGAAAGTTTCTAACGCTTGCCCGCCTTCCCGCCTAGCACTTAGATCTCCGTAGGCATACTCAGCAAAAGCTGAGATGAGTGCCTGAGTGCAGCGGATCATAGTAGCACAAATCATCTGTGCATCGGTATAGATATCTTTACTCAAGTTTCCCTCCTTTCTAATCAGATGTGTCATAACTTCGTACCCTTCCACATTTTTCGCACTTGATCACATGGTAGCACATTCCTAAGTGGGTTATGCCTTGGTCGATGCAGTCTCTCTGAGACAATTCCCCGTAGGTGTGCTCCTTACACTTTGCATCTAATGAATCCTTGAGGACCCAACCCCAACTCCAGCACTGCTCACAACCGACTTTATAGTTGTGTTCTCCAAAACTATCTTCAATCTTGTAGCCAAGGATGCCTCTACCTTCACACACGTGGCAGAGTACATAGTCAGGACTTGGCTGCTCTTTTATGGCCTCCTTCTCTAGTACATAGAATGTTCTTTCCATCTTATTTCTCCCTAGTTTTCTTCCCCCGGACCTCTTTAAGTTGTTGTTTTAGGTAGGTGATTACATCCTCCCAGTTGTCTGAGGAGAAGCTTCCTACCATTCTAATTTCTCCGTAGCACTCCTTTCTTGTTTCACCATCCCTGTGAAAGATGTTACGAGAGATGTAGTACTCTCGGCCCCTAGCCAACATTCTGATACTTCGAAACGCTGAGTCAAATGTCATAGCCATAGTTTACTCCTTATCTTCTTGGTTAGTCCAGCCATACACTCTACGCCAGTTGGGAGTGGAATTGGGCACTTTAAAGTTACATACTTGTTCTACATCTGCGCATTCGGAGTCAGGGACGTTGACTATCAGAACGCAGGAGCCATGGGTTTCTGTTTCACATTCACTACAGATGAATATAGGCATTACTTTTCCTCCCTCTTAATATCTTCTCTATGCTTAGCCAAGTACTCATTGGTAAGCCTGTAGAGATTTTTAGCCTCATACATTCTCCTATGCAACCCAGCACTGTGAGCTACCTCCATCTCTTTTAAGGATTTTACCATAGTGTCCCATACATCCTCTAAACAGAAATCAGCTATCTGCTTACCATCTTGGCGAATCGTCAGATAACCATCATTAGTGAATATGACCTCTATCTTATGTCCCACAGTTTGATAGAACATGGTACGCATTCCTTACTCACCTCCTCCCAATGTTTGATGCAAGCTTGAAGCATATCGCTCTCCTTCTATGAGTGTTGGTTGAAAATTCGGTTACAGTTCAATTATATCGTCTAAATACCTTCCACACATTTCACATCTATTATAACCATAGTCGCTAGTATGAATCTTAATATCTGCATCAGGATAATCATTAGAAATGATTCGTTTCACTGAACATGCGAAGCACAATTCTTCTCCTCTATTCTGATCTACTAAGAATATAAAGCATTTTATCATAACTTAGCCTTCCTACTAATGATTGAAAATTTCATGGCAGTTTGCCATCTTGAGAAGTGCCAGCGGCAGGATTCGAACCTGCACGGTGGATTGCAAGCATGGAAGTTCCACCTCCCGCATCGTGCCGCAACGCAGCACCCATGCACCCTGATAGCGTCTACCAATTCCGCCACGCTGACACTTCTTGTTATGCCGGAGGCAGGGAGTCGAACCCTGCTAGGATCATCGCAAGCCAGCTCTTAGCTTACTCATCCTACAGCCCTGCTTCGGCATTAGTCTGTGGAGGCAGACTATTTATTTGCAAAGTCTTTCATTACATGCTCAGAGAGTCCCTGTACGTATATGCTCTTGGCTTGCTCACAGGCCTCGTGAAATACCTGAATAAGCCCGAACTCAGATAACCCAGGGCAGTGAGTTGCAGTACAAGAAACCTTGACCTTGTCGCCCTCGTCAAGAAGTACAGTAATATTGATCATTCCCACAGTCTCGCCAACACGTAGAGCCTTAAGAACTTCCTCTAAAGCCTGTGCAGTCTCAGTGACATACTTCAGATCAGTAGTCTTAAACTCACTAACTATTGGCACTTCAGTAGCTTCTTCAATAACCAATTTGGGAACTTTATCATAATTCGTCATATGTGTACCTCCACGGGTTACTAAGGATTTAAACTATTTCTTCACCAAAGACTCAAGCAGCTTATCAATGGGAAGATTCTTAAGCATCTTCAACTCAACCTGCTCGAGCATATTATATATTACGTCATGAATGTCTCTGAGGTTCACAGGCTTGCGCCTGTGGATACAGGACTCAACACGGATGTGCTCAGGAAAGTTGTCCTCAGGCTTGTGCATTATACTAATGATTACGCCTATAGCCTGTCCCTCTTTGACCATCTTAGTTGCATACTCAAGCTGACGCAGCACAGCCTCTTGGAACTTAGGTTCAAAAAGATCAGGACACCATTCTTCATTAGGCTTTTCTGCTAAAAGCCCTTCCTGTTCCTTAGGAGTTAAAGAATCCAGGAACGCATTCACTTCTTCCTCAGTCGCAGTAGCGGGGTCAAACTCTTCCACGCTGTCTAACAATTCCTTCATACAATTCGCTTTAGTCATTCTTTGCCTCCACACAAGTTTAGGTTATCACTTTTTATCGGGGTTGATTAACTTCCAAGTTACACTCGCAACCTTGCCCCTGATTCGCTTGCGTATTACTTGCTGATAGCCCAGGTCAGATGGTAGGTCTCCCCTCTCTACCATCTGTGCCAGGCCCCGCAGCACTTCGGCATATTCATAGCGAGAGCGGGAGCTAGGCTCCCACAAACGAATGGTTAGAACTAACATATCTCCTCCCTCTTTACCCGTTATAGCCTCCTCACTGCGGATTTGTGGGAGGTCGGGTTGATACAGCATTTGGCCTCCTATTCCTTGTCCTCATAGATATCGAGGAACTGTTTGAGTGAACGGAGAATCCTCTCTTCTCCCGTAATATAGCAGGCATAGTAAACACAATCCTGTTTGGTATGAAAGACGCAGTCTCCAGAGTCATGGCGCCACAACTTGCCATCCTTAGTGAAAGTGTGAGTATGGGCTGTGTCCCGTATGAGGAAGAAGTCCACTGTGACCTCGAGCTTCTTCCCTCCTTCTGTGGTTTTAGTCGTTACGTTCTTACTCATCTGTCGCTCCTACTACATGAAAAATTCATGGAAGTTAGACCCAGGCCGCTATGCCTGCTTACTTACCACAGCCATAGCCTTCTTGACTACCTTGTCTTTACTAAACATATGACACGGACAGGCTCTGGATGCGGTTGTGAGTAGCTGAGTCACGTTCATACCAGAGGAAGGTTTGTGATTCTTAAATAATTTATAGCAGGTTTTGCACTTAGTGAGGTAATGATCACTAATGTACTCATCTACTTTCCATTCGGGCAGGATTTGCCTGATGATCATGCGATCAAAGGGACAATACCTCTCCTGCTCTTCCCTCTCCAGCGTTAACCATAACTTGATTGCCTTTACTTCAATTTCTGTCAGCTTCATTCCTCATCCTCCCACTTATCTCCTGCCTCAGGCACAACTTCCCTAGGCTGGGTTGGTTTTCTATAAGTTATAGGCATTCCCTCCCGCGTGCGGAAGAGTTCTTCCCTATCCTTCACTGAGCTTACGTGGAGATTCAGCAGATTCTCCGTCACCTCACGTAAGCGATCGATGTCCAAGCTCCAGATGTAAGCTTTGCAGAATTGACACTTACGTGTCCAGGTATCTACTACGCAATCCTCCTTAACCATCTTCTGTTTGCCCCATCCCTTAGAGGTCACATAGGTGATGCGCTCATCCTCCTTGACCTTGAAGACGTGGGAATGTACGTGATTGCAGAAGGTGCAATGTACCATCTTGGTGACCTGATAGTATTTGGTCACCGGAGGAAGATACTTCCCCTCATGAGGAGGCTTAGTTTGCTTGCTCTCCTTTTGCTCGCGGGCGACTGCTTCACACAGGGCGAGGAGCTTTGCTCTGTCCTCTTCACTCAGCTTACTCAAGTCGAATTCCATTCCTGCCTCCACAGCACTATGATGAAAAATTGGATGGGAAGGAGCATTTGAGTAGGTGTGCCCCTTCCCTTATGCCTTATCTACTTCCTATTCCTTAGGCCGAAAATCAGGATACCTCTCGTAGTACTTCTGCAACTGGGCGTTGCACTCCGGAGAGCGATGCGGTCTACCGCACCAGCCACAGAAGAGTTCGGGAAACTCTTCACGCACTACTCCAGCTTCCTGATAGTGTTGAACGCACCAGTCAGTTAGGGCATCTGCAGCAACCTTCAGGATTGTCTCATTCCCTTGCTTCATTGCCTCAAGGATAGTAGCTCGAAGCTCTCCCCTCAAATCCATTACTTTTTGTCTCTCGTCTGGGCTTGGACAGTCATAGGGTGTTCCTGACATATGCTTGCTCATTTCCATTCCTTTCTTTCTTTAAGGTTCCTCTTGGCCTGCTTCTTCCCTTCTTTGATCCGATCACTAATATAATGATCCTCTTTACCATTTATCCTCTTCATCACGTAGACCATCTTCTTACTCATAACATCTCTCCTTTCCCTCGCGGAGGCTTGCTGCCATCGTTGTCGAAGCTGGAGCCGTAACTCATCTAGGCATTTCCTACACCTGCTCGATATCTTGGCAAGCTGCCTGTCGTATATCATCTCTTCGCATTGCTTACACTTCTTGTACCGTGGGCCTGAGTACCTCTTTGGTTGCCCGTTCCCCTGGAACGCTTCGGGGTTTCTCGCTTAGTTCGCATCGCTGCACCTTTTGCTTGGCTCCCAACCATGCCCAAAGTTGGAGCCCATGCAGTAATCTCTCCTGTCTCCTTATCCCTGAAGATGAGTACTACTTCCCAATCATTATCCACCTGAGCCAAAGCTTGCTTTAGTTCTCTTACAATCGTCCTTATTCCTGCTTTCTCTTTCATGATGTGTCCTTTCGTAATGGTTGGTTAAGGAATCAAGCGTGCATCCTGCACGCCCACTAATTATATTCTCATCATATCATATCCCAATTGGAGATGCAATACCTCCTACACCCTTTTCCCTAAGAAAACTTACACCGTAGGTTACCATGTCCCCTACTCTGTCTGTATGTGTAAGCGGGGTAGCCCTTGTAGCCCCATATTACCTCTTTTGATTTGGTCTGAAGTTGTAGGTTTCTGAGATATTCTTCCTACCTATTGTTTTTTTTTTTTTTTTTTTTTTTTTTTTTTTTTTTTTTAGGAGTAAACAACAACTACAAACCAAAAACTTTAAATTCTGAAGTAGTGACCAAATCACAAGACTCAATATGGGTCTACAGGGGCTACCCCCCCTACGTATGCTACATTGTAGCCCTTTTTCCATAGTCTCTTCCTTGAACTCCCATCAAATTTTCATTCAGGAGTGTAACCACTTGGACTGGCTTTGGCCCTCCTAGTCCCCAATTATGCTTTTTTATATATTTGCCCTTAGGCCAATGGTGGAACTGTCATCAAATTTTAATCCGAGAGTGCCGCCACGTCTGCGAATTACTAATTAGTAGCAAGGATATGAGGTGCGCCACATCTACGAATTACTCGCTTAGGCGCAAACCTTGGACGAAAAAAAAGGGGAGGCCGAAGCCTCCCCTATTCCTCCTCCTTATCTAGCTCTGCTCCTATGATCGCCCAAAGTTGTCCGAAGCTATACTCCCTATCCTCCAGGGTTTCCCACACCTCAGGCATTCCATGCCTGATAGCCGACATGAGCATCCCAGCCCAGTTACCGCCACATGCTACACCGTAAGCCTTAATGAATTCTACTATCTTATCCTCTGTATTCATCGTTTATCTCCCTCCTGTTTATGTATCGGCTTTCATGCGAACGGGGCTTCATACGTTATGGTTCATAAATAGGGGAGGCCGAAGCCTCCCCTCCATCTCATAATTTGTGGAAGAATGCTGGTTTGATCTCGAAGTAATCTTCCATCCCCTCCTTAACCATCAGGAAGAGCAATTCATGCTTGGCACGATTTATCTCGTTTTGCAGGTCTTGGATTGCCTTACGATTACCCAATATCGTACCCTTCAACTTTCTCATACGTTTCATAATGTCATTATCCATCGTTTTACTCCTTTCGTAGTGAGATTTGGAAGACTCGGCTCGTGTGAATGCTTTCATGTGAGTGTGGTTCATAAATTACTCATCACCATCTTCATCCTCGTCAGGCTCTGTTGCTTATGCCTTCTTTGCATTAAGCAAGCTTACGAGCTGGGTTGGATCGGCAATCGCTCTTATAGCTTCACTCTGCGTAAGACCGGCCTTCATAAGCATATCCATCATAATCTGCTGACTCGCACCAGGCGCCTTTTCGACGCTTCCTGCAGGAGTCACTCTCCACATAATCTCACCATTCGTAGCCTTCGCTTTATTAACCAGGCTATCAATGTACTCATCCGCGTTTTTCCGCTCACGTATTCTCTGAAAATCGACACGCAGAGCATATTCGGCAAGCTTCATTAAATCTTTAATTGTGAAGCTTTCCAATATGAAGGTCACATTTAATGAATGTTCCCTTACACAATTGCCTTTGCGAACGGCCAGCTTTGTAGAGTGTTTCATATTGGGCAGTTTCATATTGAGGATTTCATTAACTTCCATTTCATAAATCCCTTCTCATGAAACACACCCACACGAACCTTGTCTTATGTAGCCCTGGATTATGAAGGTAGAGATATGAATTTCGATTTCATACACGCTGATTTATGAAACTACCGTTCATAAAGAGAACCGCCATAAAGCCAGGTATGTCAAAGATCAATTCATCATCTTGACTACATGGTAACACAATTTATGAAGGATGTCAAGTTTTTTCTTTCTTATGCCCCGGCCTGGATATGAAGTCCACGTGGCGAGCGAGCGTCCGCTTACACCCCGGCCTGGGGGGGTTTTGGGCTTGGCCAGCTGTAAGAAGAGGTTTGTAGGGTGCGGATCAAAACTGAACAATCCTATAATTTTATATATTTACAGTAGGAGCAAAGCCCTCCCACGGGGCGGCACCCAGCAGGACGGCCCTGCTGGGTGAAAATTTCATCGGAGTTGCCGCCCCGAAATCTGCGGCGAATTTTACTGCATGCAATTATATAAAATTATGTCTTGACAATCATTGTCGGTGGGTGTATGATGAGATCAGGATAACTACTATGTGTCCAACTTTCAGGAGAACTTTGAGATGGTAAGCAAAGGGTGCGGAACCAAACGCGGAAGCGGTAAGAAAGGTGGAAAGAAGTAAGGAGCTTTTATGGGACGGATGCCAACGGGCGAGAGACAGTATGCGATTAAGTTCATGTGGGACAGGCACCATGAGATTAAGCGGAGGATTGTGCTAGGCCACACCAACGATCAGATCGCGGCGGCGCTGGATATAACTCCACAAACCGTGAGCAACGTGCGCAACAGCCCGATCGTC